TCTTGTCTTTCAATATGATATGCGGTATATGGAATTACATTGTAAACACCATATTTTTCAGCAATTTCTAATTTTAAGAAAAAGTCACCATACTTACACATTTGACGAATCCAAGACCAAAGATTAAATTCAACGTTTAATACATCATAAAATAAGTTGTATAGAATTTGTTGAACGTCTTCGTTATTTGATCTAATTTGTAATACCTCGCCTAAATCATTTTTTAATGTAGATTCATCTGAAATAATATCAAGAGCAGAAGCAACAATAGCATCATAATCCATATTATCATAGTCTGAATAGACCATGGTACGTAGGTATTGCCAGTTAACATTTAACTGAGCACCTAATAAAGATGAAGCTGCAGGTGAGTATAGACGATTATACCTATCCATCAATGAGTTAGTAGCAATATCGCCTGAACGTTGAATTGAATCAACATCCATTACTTTTAATTCGTTACCTCCTTGATTACGAATGATAACGTCTGTTGAAAACAGTCGTTGTAATCGGGTAAATAAACTTTTATCAGCCATTTTTATTTTTATTATATACTATAAATATTACAATATCCAACTAATGTCCTCTTGTCCATGATCTGTTTGAATAGTGTATGGATTTTTTACTTGATTTGGATTATAAGCACCAACATACGTACTCTTACTCATATTGCCAAGCGTAGCTCGAGTCATGTCGTGACCTTGTTGTTGAAATTTTAAAGATGTGTCTCTTAAATACATAGCAATACCAAATGGCATTACTAAGTCATCATTGTATCCTGTTTGAGCTTCTGGTCTACCGTTTTTCCATACAAATACTTTCATTTCTTCAACTAAACGTTTTGAGCGAATAGTTACGGAACGATCACCAACAAATTCTCGGAATTTATTGACAATTAACGGTCTAGTACGCATTGACATTGTAAATCCAGGGGTCATATCGGATGAACCCTCGTATGTCTTTAAATACGACTCTGCTGTGAGTTGATCGGATTTAGGTGATTGATATAGATTGCGATAACCTCGTTCAATTATAGCATCAATAGTTGCCCAACCAATAGAAGCATTTTCAACTACAAGTAGAGCATTGTTGTATTCGGTAGCAACACCTACTAGAAAATATCCAAATTCTTTAGTAGGTAATTGTCCTTTATATTCTGCAACTTGCACATTTGTTGCAATATCAATTACATGACAAGTTGAAAAATCTTTACCATCACCTCTGGCTACGTCAGCTACTACCATATAATCTCTTGTATAGTCTGCTGGTTCCCATACCCAAAAGTTCTGGTCAGCGCCTCTTCTTTCAAGAGGTTCTTTGGTTGTTGTTTGAGTGATAAATTCTAACCATTCTGAATAGAATACTACATCACCTGATGTACTAAAGTCGCAATCACACTCTTGTGCTGCTAATCTAGGATCACCTAATAATTCATCTTGACGTCTTCTCCAATCCTCGTTTCGTTCAGGATGAACAAACCAAGGTAATTTAATTGGTAAAAAGTCATTTTCTTGTGCTTCGGCTTTAACCCATGTTTGGTGAAACCAATTACCTGTACCGTAAGGAGTAGATAATACAATTGCACCACCACCCGTTGCTAAGGTTTGTTGGGCTGAAGCCCAAATCTCACCAATTTGTTCAATAAAAGCTGCCTCATCGACTATCAACAAAGAAACGGCTTCTGAACGACCTGCATCACTTGATGCTGAAGTTGCTTTAATTTGAGATCCGTTGTTTAGTCGTAATGTTAATTTGTTATGTTCGTCTGCTGGTATTTTAAGCCATGAAGGTAAGTTATCAAACATGAATTTAACTTTCGTTACCATGTTTTTAGCTGTTTCCTGCTTAGTTGCAATACACAACACGTTTTTATCCTTTTGGAATAACATTAACCATAAAGAATAACCTGCGGCTAATGTTGAAATACCTAACTGTCTTGATTTTAATACAATTGAATATGGATTATCTCTCCATAAATGTAATACTTTATCTTGAAATGGATATAAGTTGAATATTACACGGCCACGTTGTGGATGTTGAATATTACAGTATTTCTTCATAAAATGAGCAGGGTCAGCTGCACATTTAATGTATTCCTGTCTTATAATTTCTCTTAAATCTTGGCTCATAATAATATTAGAACAAAAGCAACAGTATTTAAACCTGTAATAATCCAAGCAAGTTTTGTTTTTGCTTTTTGTTGTTTAATCTGTTCGTCTTTTAATTCTATAATTCCATCTTTTTTATTTATAATGGAATTGTAATTTGATTCATTTTTCTTATATAAAGAAATAGAAGAATCTTGAGTTTTTATAACAGAATCTTGATTAACAACTACATTAGTTAAAATATTAACAGAGTCACGAGTAACTCCTATTTGATTTTTTAAGAAATCACGTTCGTTTTTTACAATTAATGCTTTTTTTAATGCTTTACAAGGTACACAGCATACACTATCAGTTGAAAGTGTTTGTGAACTCGCTAATAAGGGCAGCATTAGGAAGCTTATTGATACGATTATGTTCTTCATTATATTTGTTTTTATATAAATCGGCTTTAGCTTTTAAACCCGATAATTTTTTTTTGTCTTCACTTACTTTATTTTTATATAAAGTAGCTACTGAATCTAATTGGGCAATCTTTACATTGTTAGAATCTACATGTAATTGTAAAGAATCAATCTGGTGATTTAGTGCTTTAATTTTATTTTCAGCATCTATATCACCAGCGAATCCTAAGTTTCTAACAATAATAATAGTTAATACTATTACTACGATATAACTAATTACATTAATGTAATTTTTCATATTATCCAACTAAATCACCCGTATCAATTTGAACGTCTCTTTCTTTAAACGCTTTAACTAATTCTGGTTTTTTAATAAATTGTTTTAAGGCAGCCATTTTTTTAGTACGCTCATCTCCTTTTTCCATGTCTGTAATTTTTTTAACTAAAGTTTTAAGTGTAGTTTTAAAATTTTCAAAATCGGATTGAGCAATTTTAAATTTAGAAGGTGCACCTTTTATCTTTTCTTTTTCAAGTTCAGCTTTAGTAGGTTCTCTATCTTCATCTTCATTAATTCCTTTTTGTAAATTAGCTAGTCTTTCTTTTTCAGCATTAATTCTTGCAGTTACAGCTTTAATTTCAGCCGATGTAGCTGCTTTTTCAGCTGATGTATCATCTGCTTCAGTTAACTCAGATACAATCATTTCTTTGATATACTCTTTAAATTCGGATTTTTTCATTATAAAAGTTTTATTATAAATATTATAAAGAAAGTGCCTGTTTCACAGATTTAATACGTTTTTCTGTACTACCTTCAATGATTGTAATTTTTTTCATCTTATGTGAATATTTAGATAATAATATATTAATAGTATCATCGATTAATTCACGATATTTCCCATCAGTTTCACGAACACCATTATCTTCTATTTCAACACCATCTGGAGATACATAAAATATATAATCATATTCAAAAAGTAAATGCGATGCAAAATCACAAAAATCTTCAGCTTCTACATAATTAATAGATTTAGCTGATTTAGTAAATGCCATAACATCAATAACAGTACGATCTGTAATAATATTATCTTGTATTAATTCACTAGCACGTTCTGCTAAAAATATTACTTGACCTTTAATTGTTGAATCTGTATTCAATGGAATACCAAGTTCCATTAAATACTTAGAACGTTCAGTTCTAAAATTATAATCTTTAAATTCAGGTAATTCTTTCAACGCATTTACAAGCGTTGTTTTACCTACTGACATTGTTCCACAAAAACCTATTTTCATATTAAAATCTATTTGTGCCCCCCTTTAATGAAGCTTGTTTATACCATGGTAACCCTTCACGTTCTTTACGTGCTTCTTTCCATTGATCTTCAGTTAATTGAATCCCATTTAAATAATATTCGCGTTTACGATTATCACCTTGTGGAAGCAATGCTGGGCCATCCCAATTGTGTAATTTATTGTCAAAAACATAAGCGATGGTTCCATCTGTTTTTATTAATTTTCGTGATGGTACGTATTTTTTATTTTCTGTCATATAATATTAATTAAATATATCTCCTTGATGGTTATCCCATTCACAAATATACGTACCTTTATCTGCTTTTCCAAATGTATTTAAAAATGCTTCAGCAACATAAATACCATGCGCACCACTTACAGTAATACCACGAGCACTTAACGCATCACCAACAAAATGTACATTTGGATATTTAGTTAATGCTAAATTAGTATAATCAACTAATGGTTCTGGTGATAAGTATTTTACTTCTGGCATATAAATTCCCCAATCATCACCTAATGTTGGGAATACAATTTGCATTTCTGTAATAAAATTTTCAATATATTGAGCATAATCTTCACCTAATGCTTCAAACAATGGTTCCATATTATCAACTTGAAATGCTGATACATTATTACCTTCAGATGTTGTTGATGGTTTACGTGATGGACTATAATAAGTACCAGTACCGTTTACTTGAAGTTTTTTAACTGCTTCTCGTGACCATTCAAATGGGTTTTCAATACCCTTAATTTCCATAATAATACCAAAGTTAGTCATATTATTTCTATATGCTTCATCTTTCTTAGCATGACCATTGTAACTATGATCTCCATATGTTTCCTCTACAGCAACATAAGCAGCATTATTGTTTGTACAAAACGAACGTAATGAAACACCTTTATCCTCAAACTTTTTATATAACTTAAAGTCATATGAAATATCGATTAGTTTTTGGAAGTGATGTTGTGGTGCTTCAAATCGAACTCCAATTTGTACTGATTTAGGTTCATCTGGTAATTCATATTCGTTTGCTAATTGTTGAGCAAAATCAATACCTGATTTACCTACTGCAAAAATAAGTTCATCATAACTTATAACTCTAGTATCAGTT